TCCACGATTGTATCGACGCGCAGCCGCACGCCTTGCTTGGTCTTGCCGACGCTGATTCGCTGCACCACGGCGAGACCCTTGACTGCTTTGCGAATAACCATCACCGGGAGTGCGGTAATCGGCACCAGTAGGACCGGCAGGACCGGTGCGACGGCGAGCCGCCTGCTCGTAGGGAGTGCCATCAAAAATTCGGTTGTTACGGTTGCGGTCAACAACTTCGTCGGGATTACGACCAGCGGGCCCGCCGCCGATAGGAGCACCGACGGCTTTTACCTCAGCGTCGTCGTTACTTACCCACTCGCTTTCAGACTCGTTTTCATCGTCGTCCTCGGTGCTGAAGTGAACGTCGATTTCGACTTCAACTTCCATTGCCTTGCCCCACATATATTGACCACCATCAAAGTGGTAGGGCATGAAGTAGGTGTCTTCATCACCGTCTTCATTGGTGACATCGAAGATCACGAAGTTGTCTTCGGTCATTCGAAGGCGAACGGGTTTTCCAACTTCCCGGCTGATTGCTGCACCGATGCCCGGACGGTCATCCGAAAGCGACGATCCTTCACCGCGCATAGCGTCAAGGGCAATGTGATGAATGTTGCGACCGATGTGAATGCGTCCATGACCATTCGGACCAACGATAAGGCGAACGCGTCGTGCGATTGCAGGTGTCGGTTGCGCAGGAGCAAACGATTCGTAGGACGGAGTTTCATCGGTCCAGTCATCGTGTTCTTCGCCGTAGCCCTTGGTCTTTGCCTTGGACACGGCTTCGCTGATCGTCTTCTTCATGTGGTCTTCGCCGCGAGTGCCAATGGCGAGCCACTTGACCTGAGCAATTACACCCGGCAGTAAGAAGTCGCCCTTGTGGCGAGCGACCCATGCTTCGCGCAGTTCCAGAGCCTTGATCTGATCTTCGGTACGAGCCTTGCCGCCCTGTTCGGCAATCTTGGACAAGATTTCGTACTGGTCATCACCCTTGATGTTGCCACCGGCATCCCAGATGTCGGGATGATCAGCCTTGATGCGGGCAGCGTAGGCACGGTCGAACATCGGCCATTGCGACTTGTCGAACGAGTCAACGCGGTCGCCATTTGCGCCCTTGATGGAAATCGTGGCGGTCAACTGGTTAGCGCCGTGCAGAACGGGCGAGACTTCGAAGAGTTCGACTTCTTGAAGGACGTTGGCTTGAGCCTGCGGGTCGTAGTTGGCCTTGATGGTTTTGTAGCCGATAGACCATTCCTGATCTTCACCGTAGAACGCCACCGAGTAGAAGGCTTCCCGACCGCGCTCGGAGCGCAGGTTGAACTGAACTCGGGCAAGGAGACCACCGACTCCGGCTGCCTTCATCTTGGCGGGGAGGCGAGGATCGCTGGCGGGAACCTCTTCGATGGCAAGGACTTTGCCGATGGGCTGGTTCCAGTCGTGGCCCCACACGACTCGCGGCTTTCGGCGTCGGAGACTGCCGTCGAAGGCACCGGGGGCAACGATGTCGCCAACGGAGTCTTTGTTGCCGACGGCGGCGACGAAGCATTCAACGATGCCTTGTGCTTCGTCAACGTTTAACTGTCCGCTGACGGCCTTGAACTGAAGGTCGTCATTGCCCGAGAGGTCGCTGTTGAATTCAGTCACCTCATCAAGTTACAGCAGCAAAATCCCGCTTAGGGATAGGTTTACATCAATTATGGCGACTTGATGTAAACGCCTACCCCATTCGCCAGCGCAACCGGCAGCGGCAGCCCATCGTCAGTTCCGGCGGAGCCAACGGGTCCCCGGGAAAACGAATCGATTTGCCATTGACGGTAAACGGTGTACTAAATGGAACGCTATTGCCGTGAAGATGCTGATGAGCGGGCCGAACCCGAGCATCCTTCTGGGTTAACCACGTTTTCTGTAAACGCAATCCACGCCTGCCGGCCTCGCTCGCAGTAACGCCAGCGACGACTCGGTTGGGATCATCAGACTCCCCATCAAGAAGTCCTGCGCCAGAAAAGTATGTACCGGCGTTGTATGCGGTCTGGGCCTCGTGCTCAGCGATGTCGCGACGACGCTTGCGCAGGAGGTGAAGGAATGTCGCGACGACTGCTGCTTTGAGGAGAAGATGACGATCATCGTCATTCTCTCCATTAAACGAAACGGCAGTACGAATGGCGTCCTGAATTTCAGATTCGGTCGTGTCGTTGACCTTCTGAAGTCGCGCCATCTGATCATCCAGATAGTTCTGAATTTGCTCGTTATCCGGTTCAATCTTCTCGCCGTTTTGTTCACTCGCAAGCGTCGCAGCCTCAGCCGCAATGCCGGCAAGGACCGGGCGAATGTCCTCGTCCAACTGGCGGTTCCAGACGTCCTTGTCAAAAACAGCCGCCGTAGTCAACGTTCCAGCAACAAGAGCCTTGCGAGCCTTGGCTCCAAGTGCCTTCTCGGTGACGACTCGCTGCTGACGTTCGAATAGGCGTTCAAGCGACCGGTCAAGAATTTCGGTCCATCGATCAGTCGTTGCTTCGGCTTTCGCGTCCCACTCGTCATATTCGGGAATCTTGTTCTCAATTCCCAATGACGCATCTTTATAGCGAGTTGCTGAGCCGGAAAACAGATCATCAGCGCTCTTGGGCGGCTCGGTCGGAAGCGGTTCAGCCGTTGCCGCTGGAGCGCCAGCCTCGGCGGGCGGCGCTTCGGGGGGAGCGCCTTCGGCGGGCGGCGCTCCAACCTCTGCGGGGGGAGCGCCTTCCGTCGGCATGCCCGGAGGCATTCCGGGAGCGCCGGGGGCACCGGGTGCTCCGGGCTGCGGAGGCATTTCCAACTTCTTCTTGGTATTGCCAATTGGCGTCAGGTTCGGGTTGGCGAGCATTGAGTCGGCCAACTCGGAATCCACGACTTTGCGTCCAACGGCTTCGCGATATTCGTTGGCGGTGGCAAGCCCTTGCTGGAATTCGTCCATCACGAACCGGGATCGTTCCTGCTTGGCGGTAATCAGGATCGGAACGGTGGACGTATCAAACTCAAAATACAACTTTGCGTCAAGATTGTCAAGCCCTCGGGCCAGCATTTCAAGATGCGGCGGAATCGTTTCCAGCCAGAACACACGCAGTTCTTCAGCCGCATTGGAGAACGTGCGACCAGACGCGTTACCGGTCACCGACTCGGGGACACCAAACGCAGCAAGAATTTCCTCTTTAGTGATCTGCCGCATCTGAATGTATGCAGCATCGCGAGGACTGGCTGAGGTATCAACGAAGTCAACGCCTTCTTCGGAAGCGATAACGGTCGTACCGCCAGCACGGCTGATTCCTCCACGGAATCGCGAACGCAATTCGTCCTTGTCGTCGTCTTCCATGTCGCCGCGCACGACAATGAGGCCACCGGGTCGCCCGTCGTTGAGCAGGAAGTTCCGGTTGTAATACTTTGCAAGATTCTCAATCTCAATGGCGACGCCAGCGGACTCCATCGGCGTCATGGAGAGATAGGGATCAAGCGGATGCGGATGCTTGAACCACAGCACATCCTCAGGCTTCAGAACTTGCTTCGGCTGGCTCGGTAACTCAACTTCGAACCCAGCGACATACCGCTTCGGGTCCGGGATCGGAGCCGTATATTGCGGAGGTAGCAAATGCAATGCGATGGGTTGACCGCCCTTGCCACGCAGAATCTCCACAAAAGCACCACGAGTGCTGGTCAACAATTGAGCAGACAAGCGATAACGAAACGCAAATGAATCCTCACCGGGATTCGATCTGCGGTTCAGGAGGTCAAGCACTTCAGCGTCGGTGACGAGTTCTCCACCGGGCTTATTGTCCTTGTGCCCGACTACGGGCAGGCGAGCGACGTTGCCTGCGATGGTGTCGATACACCGGAATACCCAAGTGACTTTCTTGACGCCATCCCGATAGACCCGTTCGATATCCCACGAGTCTTTATAGGCTCGCCCAACGTTTCCGGGATTGGTGGAAATCGGCGCACCAAGAGGTACTTGTTTGGATTCTGTGTTGTTTAGCGTTTTATTGTCGGGCTTATTCCAACCCATTAGTCCGCTCCGAGAAGGTAACCGACGACGGCGGATGACACCCCAAGGGTGATCCAGCCGGCTGCGGGCAGCAGAAGAGCAGCCCCCACCGTCGTGCTGACGATGAAGACGATCATCAGGATGTAGGCGAAGAATTGCCGCCAATCAATATTTGAGCGCAAGAAATCAATGATGCGCCGCGCTAAAGTCACACATCCACCTTACACTGATAGCGTGTTGTAGCCACCCTTGAGGTTACATCTAACGAGGTGTTCTGTCGTGACGCAATGGGAAGAGATACTTCAATATCTCAAGCCGAGGGATGTTCCCTTCTGCCCGGAACAGCCGTCGATCCCTCAACGAGTGTTCCTGCGGTCCAACGCGATTGAGGCTCTGTTCGGTGGAGCGGCCGGTGGTGGGAAGTCGTCAGCACTGTTGATGGCAGCACTTCAGTACGTTGATATTCCGAACTATTCAGCAATGTTATTCCGTCGCACGTTGGCAGACTTAACGCTGCCGGGTGCGTTGATGGACAGATTCCGTGATTGGACCGCTCATTATGAAGAGGTTCGATTTAATCAAAACACCTATACGGCGGTGTTTCCATCCGGCGCAAGAATTACATTCGGATATCTGAACAATAAAGACGACTATCTTCGCTACAAAGGTGTCGAAGCCCAATTCATCGGGATGGACGAGGTTACGGAGATTCGAGAGGCTGACTATCGATATTTGTTCTCTCGCTTGCGGCGACCCTCCTCTGGGCCCCTTTCTCAAGTTCCGCTCAGGATGCGTTGTGCGTCCAACCCTGCCCCCAACTGGGTAAGGCAGAGGTTCCTCGTAGAAGGCCCTGAGAAGGGCCGCATTTTCGTTCCTAGCCGTTTGACGGACAACCCGGGTGTGGATGCCGATTCGTACCGTCGGGCGCTGAGAGAGTTGGACCCGGTTGAGCGTGCTCGGCTCGAAATGGGTGACTGGTGGGCTACCAGCCTCGGTTCGCTCTTTGAGCGGTCATCGTTTGTTCAGATTGAACAATACGACATTCCCGATCTGACGGATACCCCGCCGAGAGCCGTCCGGTTCTGGGACCTTGCCGCTACCGAAGTCTCCGACCGCAACCCGGACCCCGACTGGACCGTCGGCACCCTAATGATGGTTCATCAGGGTGTCTATTACGTCCTTGACGTCAAGCGCATTCGCGAACGAGGCGACAAAGTCGAAGCCCTCATTGCGCAAACCGCAGATGAGGACGGAGTCAACGTTGCCATCCGAATGGAACAAGAACCGGGGTCCGCTGGCAAGGCGCTCGTGGATCAATACGCCCGGTACATCATTCCCGGATACGACTTCAAGGGCGAACGAGCAACCGGCGACAAAGTGTCGCGATCACGACCGTTCTCGTCCGCTGTCGCTAACGGCAACGTGCGCGTCGTTCGCGCATCGTGGTTGACCGACTGGTTAGACGAACTATCTGCTTTCCCGGAAGCGGCATACCACGACGACCAAGTAGACTCCGTCGTCGGCGCATTCACCTTCCTCTCCGGGCTTGGACAGAAGAGGCCGGCACGCGCTAGTATCATCGCCTGACCTACTACTGACCTTGGAGTAGATAATGACTTTGATCTTAAATCGCGTTGCCGAATGCCGTCAGGCGTTGGCAAACGTGCTGACTGCTTTAGCGGACGTCGCTAACGACGACGTCGAACTGTTGGGTGACGCCATTGTCGCTCTGGACGACTTGCGTGGCGATCTTCTGGTCACGCGCGACGCCGTCGAACACAACTTCATCGAAGCAATGGGCGACCTGCCCGAAATTGATGTCAATGGCGCATTGCTCGAAGTCCGACGAAGCGATAGCCGCAAAGCATGGAACCACAAGGACCTTGCTGCCGACCTTGCCAGTCGGCTCGTGCAGATGTCTGTAGACATGGACACTGGCGAAATCATCAAGACCCCAGAAG